CCATCACCTCCTCCTTGAAACTTTTTTCTCGGACCGTCTTTAGAAACTTGACCACCTTTGCGATAGTCTTGACGTTCAGAAGTAGTACCTGCTCTTTTGTACTTTTTCTTCATATACTATTTTACCTTAATTCAAATAGTTTGTCAAGTTTTTCGTCTAATTTATCTAACCTATCTACTAAGTCTTTCATAACTGCTCTAGACTCATTTTTCGTAACATAGTCTCTAGCTATTTCTTCTCTAGTTTTATTTAACAAAATATCAATACGTTTATTTTCTTGAGAGTTTTGTCGAATGTTGTAGAGTATTGGAGCTAGGACTAATGTTATAAAAGCATTCCAAATCAGATATGAAGATAGTTCCATATTAGCCCACTTGTTTAGTTTGAACTGTTGGTGTAACTAACTCAGCTATAGTTGCATCAAGACCATCTTTTTTAGCTTGGACTTCATCTGCACCCAGAGCAGCTTCAACCCAACCTTGTACATCACTTACAGTTAAGTCTGCAAAGGCTGTAAAGTCTGATAAGTCTTCAGTATCTAAACCTATTGTACCATATACTGTAGCAGTAGCAGCGACATCATTGCCTTGCCAATCTTCAACAGTATTAGTATCATCAGTTCCAGTAAGTCTCCAGTGGACATTAAAGACAGTATCAACGTTGCCGTCTATTTCTTTAACATCTACAGTTTTGACATCCCATGTATAGTTAATTGCCATTTTATTCACCTCCTTTGAGTGTGTTAATTTCAGATTGTAAGGCTTCAATCTGTTCTTGTTGTTCTTGAATTGCTTTAACGAGTGCAGGTATTAAACCACTATAACCGAATGATTTAGCATCTTGCATTTCATTATTAAATTTATAAGTATCTACAAATTCTTCAAAACCAGCTTCTTCACATTCTTGAGCAATAAATCCTGAAACATCTTTTTTACCACTTCCTTCTTCAGCTTTCCAATCAAATCTGATTGGTTTCAATTTAAGTATGTCATCTAAGCCTTTATCTAATTCTCTTACATTTTCTTTCAGTCTGCCATCAGATAAAGATGAAATAGTTGTGCTAGTTGCAAAAACTGTTCCTTGATAATTTACTTTAAATCTAGTGACACCATTTGTTGTGTCATACACTAAAAATGTATCTGTAGTTGCATATTCTCCACCGCAAGTTAATTCAGCAAAATCATTACCGCTTATTGTTCTACTTCTAAAAGAAGTAACTCCTGTTGTAAAAGCTGAAGTACCGCCATGTAAAAAATTACCATCTGCTGTAATCTGAACTCTTTCAGTGTTATTGGTAGCAAAGATTGTTGGCAAGTTACTAACTGTTCCAAACACCATTGCGTTTTCTGTGTTGCTACTGAATAAGGTGCTGCTGTTATTGTTATCCATACCTGCGATACCTTCTTGGGTTTTGCCATCAGTATAAAATCTTATAAAGCAATCTTCTTGACCACTATTATTTGAGTCAGCTTCTAGTCTAACCTCTATGCTTCCTGTATCTTTGACATGAAGTTTTGTATCAACAGAGCTAGTACCAATACCAACATTACCAGAATCATCAATAATCATACGTTCAGTACCGCCAGTATCAAAACGTATTTTATCTTCATCAGAACTTTCTTCTACTTGAATTTTAGTATCGGAATCAGCATCACTTAAAATATTAGCAGTAGTACTACTTGTAGCAGTTAATGTAATAGATTCAACTTTAGAACCATTAGGAGGTGCTTCAGAAAATGTTAATGTATTTCCTGATATTGAATAAGTATCTTTATGTTGTAGTACACCGTCTATAGTTACAAAAGTTGCATTTTCATTAATTGGAGAAGTACTTAAAGCTAAAGTTGTATCACTTCCGTCTCCAGTCATTGTATCAAGACTTGGAGCTGTACCACCACCACCAGCTATAGCACCCCACGCATCTGTATAACCTTCAAAGCCACCAGTAGTTGAGTTATATCTAAAATAACCTGCAGCAGGACTTCCCGGTCTTTGAGCTGTAGTACCTACTGGTACATGTATAGCATCTGTATTAGCACCTAAGTCTAATGAAACATCTGGTGAAGTTTGATTAACACCTATTTTATTTTCACTTACATCTACAAATAAAACACCACTATCTACATTAACATCTCCTGAAAATGTAGCAGTTGTAAAAGTTGTTGGAGTAATATTGGCAGTACCATCAAAACTTACACCACCGATAGTTCTAGCAGTTTCTAAAGCAGTTGCTGTCGCAGCATTACCAGTTGTGTTTTGATTAAGAGTACCTACTGTTAAGTCTATAGTGCCGTCTGCATCTTGATAATCAACTGTAATACCTGATTCAGTATTACTTGAAAACATTGCACCTACAGTGTCTTGTACAACTTCTGTTAAATCTATATTAGCTGTACCATCAAAAGATACACCATGAATAGTTCTAGCAGTTTCTAAAGCTGTAGCAGTTGCTGCGTTTCCTGTAGTATCTTGATTTAATGTACCAACTGTAAAGTCTAGCGTACCATCAGCATCTTGATAAGCTACTGTAATGCCTGACTCAGTGTTAGAAGATACCATAGCTCCTACAGTATCTTGAATAACTTCTGAAAGGTCTATGTTAGCTGTACCGTCAAAAGAAACACCGTGTATTGTTCTAGCTGTTTCTAGTGCTGTAGCTGTAGCTGCATTACCTGTAGTGTCTTGGTTAAGTGTGCCAATTACAAAGTCTAAGGTATTATCACTGTCATCATAAGTAACAGCAATACCAGTTTCAGTATTACTTGTTACCATAGCTCCTACAGTATCAGAAATAGTTTCTGCTAGAGTAACTCCACCGATTGTTATAGCATCAGCTTCAAGTGTTCCATCAATATCTGCATCACCACTAATATCTAAAGTAGCAGCATCAAGTTCACCTGTAATAGTAATATTTCTACCACCACTAATATCTTTATTTGCATCTGTTATAATAGCTTTACTTGCTATTACTGTTCCATTAGTAATTCCATCTATTAAATTAATATCTGTTGCACTAGCAGTTACACCATCAAGAATATTTAATTCAGCCGTTGTAGCAGTTACACCATCAAGTAAATTTAATTCTGCAGCAGTTGCAGTAACTCCATCAAGAATATTAAGCTCTGCAGTTGTAGAAGTTACTCCGTCTAAAATATTTAATTCTGCTGTAGTTGATGTTACTCCATCAAGAATATTTAGTTCGGCTGCTGTAGATGTAACACCATCAAGAATGTTTAGTTCTGCTGTAGTTGAAGTAACTCCATCTAAAAGATTTAATTCAGCAGCAGTCGCTGTAACACCGTCTAAGATATTAAGTTCTGCAGTTGTGCTAGTAACACCATCTAAAATATTAAGTTCTGCAGCAGTACTTGTTACTCCATCAAGTATATTAAGTTCAGCAGCAGTTGAAGTAATTGCTGTACCATTAAAATTAATACTATCTAGGTAAGCTACACCATCAACATATAAGTCTTTCCACTCTTGAGAAGAACTTCCTAAGTCGTATGTGTTGTCTGTATTAGGAATAATATTTGAGTTAACATCTGCACCAAAGACTACATTATCGTCTGCTGCATCACCCATAGTAATTGTACCACCATTAAAAGTTGTAGTACCTGTGACTGTTAAATTACCTCCAACATCTACATTACCTGTAGTAGTTATAGAGTCAGTAAAAGTATCTTTAAAACGTAATGAAGTTGTTCCTAAATCTATATCACTATCAGTAACAGGAACAATAGCACCGTCTTGTATTCTAATTTGTTCTACTGCAGCAGAAGAAACTTCTACATAAAATCCTACTCTATTGTTAGAGCTATCAATCTCTACTTTGTTTAAAAAGTCTAAGTCACCAATTTTAAATATGTTACCACCTTGTCCAGCAGTACCATCGTGTCTGTGTCCAGTAGAACTAGCACTACTAGAGGAATATGCGAAAGCATTTACTAATTGATTATATTCATCATTAAACAAAGCTGCGGTAATAGTATCACCGTCTGCAAAAGTACTTTGTCTTATATAAGCTTGTGCCATAATTATCTCCTACCCGAAGGTATAAAGTCTACATAAAGTCCGTTAACTGTGTAGCTTGGTTTTGTATCATTACTAATTACTGTAAAATTATTACTTGTACCACTACCTTGTAATGGTACTCTTATCATTGGATTATTTTGTCCAGCAAATTTATTTGTATTAAACACTGCTTCGCCAAATAAAGAAGGTGGATTTATAACTCCTAAGTCAAATAAATCTGTTGGTTGTGGTACGTCTGTACTATTAAAATCAAATTTAATTTGTACATCAGGTTCTACAATTCCTTCTGTCGCCATAGAGACTCTAAGATAGTGTAAAGTTTTTAAAGTTCCTAAATCTCCATAATCATAGTTTGGTGTAGTATATCTTGCTAAAATAGCAGTACCATCAAAGTCATCACCAGTATCGTGCTGATAAATATTGCCATTAGTATCACCATGATAATATTGTTCAACACCATCATTGTCAAAACCAGAACCAATAGCAGTAACTTCTAAACCTCTAGTCTCTGACCATTCAAAACCATTAGGTCTTAATGTACCAATGATTCCTCTTTGGGTACTATCAGCAGCTCCAGTATTTGTGTAGAATAAACGGTACTGTGACTTTTCTCTTAATACTACACTTGTTATTGTAAAAAGATTTACAGTTTCTGCTAAGTCACTAACAATGTTTTGTATATTACTACTAACAGTTCCTAACTCCACATCTCCAATTCTTGCTGTACCAGCTACTGTTCTTAATCCATCCGGTGCTAAAAATATTAAATCACCAGCAATCTCTTGAATACTATGACCGCTTAAACAACCTACGTTTTTAGTAACTGGTACTACAGCTATCGTACTAGAATTGTTTATATTCTGTAGTTTAAATATTGAGTTTTCACAAAATATAAATAATTCGTTACGGAAACTTTTAATACCTTTTATTTGGTCTTCTAAAGCAATCGAACCAGAACCAGTGCTAGTAAAATCTGTTGGGTCTAAAGTACCACTATAAAATATAGTATTTAAATTATCTTCAACTCCAGCAGCTATTAAGTGTTTGTCATGTACTGTTACATACTCAACTGACTTTGTACCAGTTACTGTTATTTCACCAGCAAAAAAAGTTCTAGTATTTATGTTAGCACCTGTGCCTTCCATTCTAAAAAAGAAAGGTTCGTTAGCTCCATCAGAAATAATTAATGTACCATAATCTGAAGTAGCACTTTCAAACAAAGCAAACTGGCATTGTCCTTGTCCAGTTCTAGCAGCAACACTACGACCTGTAAAAGCTGTATGATTATCACCACTACTAGCAACACTAGCTCTATTTATTTCTAACCAACTTGTACCAGTTTGACTAAAATAAATACTTGTACCTGCACAAACAACTACACCATCGGCATAAGGTATTGCACCTAAGATAGTTGTTGAACTACCTGTAGGTTGTACTGCACTACCACCACCAAACTTTGTAAAACCATTAATACGTCTATAACCACCCTTGGTAGAAACTTCAAAGTTTCTTAGCTCAGTTGCTACACCGGGAGTTTTAAGTAAGTCAATAGCATTTGATGAAGTAACTAGACCTCCTGCACATGCTACTGTGTAAGGTTGACTTCTACTCATTTATTTTACTTTCTAGTTCCTCTACTTTTGCTGATAGTTCTTGAACAGCTTTAACTAAAATTGGAATTAAACCAACTCGATTTACTCCTTTAGCATCATCTAGTGAAGCACCTTTATAATGGCTAACCAATTCTTCTAAACCAGCTTCTTCTATTTCTTGAGCAATAAAACCTATTTGATTTTTTTCACCTTCTCCTTCTATCCAATCAAATCTTCTTGGTTTGATTTTAAGGATGTCATCTAAACCTTTATCTAAAGTAACAATATTTTCTTTTAATCTTTGGTCGGATAAATCAGTTAAACCAACTCTGTAAAATACTTGACCTGTAAAATTCACATAAAAATTTAGACCACTACCATCATGCACCATATAGGTAGAAGAACCTGTGCCTGAATTTGTGCTTGTAACATTATTTAAATTACTACCTGTTACTTGGAATCCAGCAGTTGACTGACTATCTGCTGTTTTTCCTATTAAAACACCACCGTTAGAAAGAATTTTCATTCTTTGTGTATTTGCTGTATTAAATGCTAAATTACCATGTGTTGCACTTCCTGAGTCTGGGTCACAACTTATTTCACCTGTAACATTTGAACCATTAACAAAACTTAGTTTTCCACCATCAGCACCAGCAGAAGCAGTTGTTCCAAGATTTAAAACACCTCGATTTCCAGAACCTAATATGGCAACATAAGTTCTTGAAGATACACCATCACTTGTAACATCTCCATTAGTTGTACCAATACCAACATTACCAGAACTGTCAATTCTCATTTTTTCTGCAAGAGTTCCTCCAGAAGCTTGAGTAAGAAAAGCTAAGTCAACATCGTCTGTGCCATCTTTTTTAACTTTTACTTGCATAACGTCTGAACTACTATCTATAAGTAAATTAGCACCTGAAGAAGCTCCTACTTGAAAAGTTCCTGAAGTAGTAATATTTTCAGAACTATCAATAGTAATAGCCGTTGCATCAGAGCTATCAGAAACTCCTGTGTCTAATAAATTTCTTGAAATTTTTGTTAGTGCCATATTATCCCTCTAAATTAATAGTAAAGTCTGTCATCTACCATAGTTCTTGGGGTAGGATTAATTAAACTTGACTTCATGTGTTTTAATGATTTTTTATAATCTTCTAAGGCAAATGCAGCTTGTTGTGGACTTTCTTTAAATTGCCACACATAGTATCTAACTCTAGCTGTAATTACATTACTGTATTGTTCTGGAAAAACTATTTCGTCACCAAAAGCACTTAATGCTGTTGGTCTATTAAAAGCATAAAAATGTATATTATAAACTTTGTCTGGTATTGGACTTAATCCAAACTTTCTACTGTCTGGAGATTTAAATACATATTTAGGCTCACCATAAGCTTGAGTATTTGCATCATCTGCATTTTCTGAGTCTCTTAAAAATCTTCGCCACTCTTCAAGGTTAATATGTTTTAACCCATTAGAAACAAACGGAGCTGATTCTCCAGAAACATTGATTGTCGTAATATAAAAATCATCCCAATCAATAGATGCAAAGTCTGTAGCTAAACTAGAACTACCATCTTTTAACGTATACCATCTTTGTCCAGCGACTGTCTCAACAGTTGTATTACCGTAAAACGGGTCTGTTGCTCCACTTAATCCTGCGGAAAAAAACGGTAGCTGTGGTTCTTCGTTTGCTATGTCAAAAATAGCTTTATTTATAGAATCTTTAACAAACTGTTGAAAACCTACAGCACTTGCAAAGTTTGTAGAAGTTAGTGGAACTTCATTTAGTTCTCTAAGTATTTCATTGGTTAAGTCTAAATATGTAGTTGCCATTATTTTTTATGAACTTTTTGTATTTTAAAATCTGCTTTTAATGAAGCACCCTTATGTTTAACAAACTTTCCAGAGTGCTTCATTAGTTTATAACTGCCATTTGGCTGCTTCATCCAGTGATAACCTTTTGGAGCTGCAACTTTCATTTTAGTTAGGTTTTTGTACATCCATAGCACCGCCCATAGCCATGCCAATTCTGTCCATTTTATTATGAGGACCACCGTGTTTCATTTCTTTACGAGCAGAACCACCGTACATCATTTTCTTTTTTTTCTTTTTGTCCATTCCGTACATAATTATTTTTCCCCCTTGTTTTTTTCGTTTTCAATTCTCATTGTGTTATGTCCTACCATCTCAGAACATTTTTCTTCCTTCTGATGAATAGTTTCGTAATACATAATTTTTTCCATGTTATTCTCCTAAAAAGGAGGAGTCCGAAGACTCCCCCAATTATATTTAGTCTACTGTGTAAAAAGCACCAACTAAAGCTTCTGGTCTAAGGACTTTAGCTCCGTATACGTGCAATCCTCTTACAATATCACCAAATGAATCTGGGTCTCTAAGAACCTCAGTTGAGATGATAGTTTGAGCAGTTGCAGTAGAAGAAATGTGTCCAGCAAGAACCTTGCCAGTACATGTGCTTGTAGCAGCAACATTATTAGATTTGTACATGTCAAATCCTCTAAGTTTACCACTAGATACAAGACCATTTCTTATAGAGCCTTGACCTGCGTTAAAGTCTACAGACAATAACTTAGAACCAGATTGAGAAAGTTCATTGTAGAACGAAGGTGGTGCAACGAACCATCTTCCTTCTTCGGGAACATTTTGCTCATCTAGCAATTTAGCCATAAATGCCATCATGTCAAGTGGGTCAGTTCCAGTACCATCAGAACCTGTAAGGTCGATAGCGTTAGAACCACCTTGATGCTGACCCATAGTTTGAGTAGCAGCAGCAGCATCCGCACCTAAAACGTGGTCAGGTCCAGATGTAGACAATCCAGAGAACATAGCAGCGATTACTGCAGCATCATAAGAATCTCTTAATGCGTAAGCTGCAGAAGAAGTTGCTACTTCTTTGAAGTTGACGTGTGACATATTAGTTTCAATATCATCTACGATGAATTTGAAAGCCTTTGCACTATCTACAACTAAAGTTAACTCTTGGTCAGTTAATTTAGTAGCAGTAGTAGTAGAACCCCTAGTGTAATCCGATACAGAGATTACAGGTTCTTTGATAATCTTTACAGAGTCTCCGTAAGCAGATATTTCACCGGCATAGTCGGTGTTAGTAATAGCTTCAACCACCGATGCTTTTCTGAAAAAGTTAAGAACTTTTCTAGAATAAATCGAAGGTAGGAAAAAACTATTAGTTTGTCCACTAACGGAGTTTGCAAAGTTTGCATCAGTATCAGTTGACGGTTCAAAATATTGAGCCATGATAATACTCCTGTGTATTTATAGTTTATTTTATGATTCTGCCTTGTTGCATGGCTTCGCTGATTTCAGCTTCGTGTTTATCAAACTCATCCATACTCATTGCAGCAATCTCCTTTTCAGACCATATCTTTTCCTGTTTAGGTTCTACACTTGTTGTTTTAGTAGATACCATATCAGCAGCAGATTTAGTCTTTTTTGAAGATGACTTTTGTTTCTGAGGAGTCACATCCATACCTATATCTTTTTTAAATAAATCTATTGCACGACTGGCTAAATCGGCATCGTCAGCATTTTTGTATATCCAATCTTGAATAGACGATGGCTGCTCTTTTGCCCATGTATGAAAATCATCACTGTTTCTAACATCGTCAAAATCAGGATGTCTTTTCATTAACCTTTTTTCTGCTTCACGTTGAGAAATTTCTGCTTCACGTGCTTGGAGTTTACTAAGACGTTCTTCTAGAACTTTTGCCTTAGATTCACTTTGTAAGTGAGCTACAGTTTCCACAACTTCATAGACATCAGGGTACTGTTGTTTGAACTGTTCAAGTTCTTCTTCAGTTTTAGGAGCTTCATAATCAGTTCTATTTTTAGTAGCTTCTTCAAGTAGTTCCTGTTCCCTAGATTTAAACTCATTAAGTTTAGAATCATAATGTCTTTTCAAATCATCATAACGTTTTTTGTAGTCTGGTTTTTTATAAGGAGTATCCTTAACAGTTTCCAAGTTTTCTACTTCAACATTATCAGGTTGTTCTGCTTCGTTAACATCATTAGATTTGAATAATTTATTCTTTTCTGATGGGTCTTCAAAGTACAACTCATCTGATGATTTAAAAGGTTTATCAGTTCCTTCGTGCCAAGATTTTTTTAAATTATAAGGATTTGGCTGTTCCTCGTTCTGAATTTCTTCAGTCATTTTCTATCCTCCTACTCAGGGCTTCGTTTAACAAGGTAGCTGCGATGTGCACTTGCAGGGCTTGTCTTGTAAAGGTAGCCTTTCGGTTGTTGTTATTAATGATAAAGTGCCTGTAAACAGGGTAGCTTTATCGCCTAGCTCCTAACATGTGGTCTGCCGGAAAGCATAGATTTTTTAATCTCATCACCAACTAAATCGTCTTCCTCTTGCATACTTGCTTGAGAACCAACTGTTTCTTTGGTAACTCGAATTTCCTGTTTTATCGGTTCTTGTTCAACCGGCATAACAGTATCTTCTGTTTCCATTAGCCCACCTTCTTGAGCCATTTGTCTTTCATCTGCTTGAGCTTCAGCTTGTTTCATCATAGACATTAAATTGTCAGCTCCGATTTCTTCTACAGCTTTTGCAGTAAAGACAAACTCTCCATCCGACAACCTCGCAGGTATCGAATCGGAGACTTCCGAGCCCGGTCCTTCAACAGGACCAGAGCCTGAAAATTCCATAGCAACTTCCATAACTTTATCAAACAACATACTAAGTTGTGGATTTGCTTCTAATTCTTGCATAAGCATTGTTTCTTCTTCTTCATCCAATGCTTCATCTATTAAAAAGTCTATATAATTATCTTCCATCATTTCATCTGGAACTTGAGACTCTTCTATTTCTATTTGTTCTTCAGTTTTTTCTGGCATCATATCTACCATTTGATTTTCCATGTCAGGTGTTTCTTCTGTTTGCATCATGTCTGCCATTTGGTCATCCATCATCATACCACCTTCTTGTTTTCCTTCTCTCAACAT